ACCAACGACTGTTCCACCTGCAGTAACGCCATCACCTATCCTTAGGCTTCCTGTGTCAACATCTACTGCTAGATATCCGTCTTCTATAATGTGTGTTGCTAGATCATAATCTTTGTAAGATCCTACAAGTTTCCTGAATGCCATGTACGCTCCCTATTGTTGGCCAGATAGTGTTTTAAGTCTTTTTATGAATTCGCTTTCGGTTTTAACTTCTTTTTTTAATTCATCCGGTACTCCTGGATTTTCTCCATTTGTAATTTCCGGCTGTTGAACTAAAGGTTCATCTACCCTCACATCCTGGTCAGGCGCGGTCTCATCCGCATCTTGTGTTATATTATCAAACTGTGCTAGGTCCTTACCTGCCTCCTGCTTCTTTAATTCTAATTCTTGTTGTAAAGGATACACAGATGCCACAGTGTTTGGATCATCTGATGCTACCTTACCTGGATTGTCTGAGTTATCATTAGCAGGTGCTTTTGTTTCACTGTCTGTAGACACACTTGCTTTTTTATTTCCTATTAATTGGTTTAAGATTGCTTCATCTTCAGCATCCGGAATTGCTTTGATATTAATGTCTATCTCTTTATATCTCATCTATTAACTTACTGCCGCACTAAATGGTGTTGCTGGGTTGGCTCCTGCTGATACCCGCATGTTTCCAGATACAGCATATTTGTCTGCCGCAATATCAATTAAGGTTAATGTATCTCCGACTAATCCTCCTTGTGTCCCACTGTTCAAGGTTATCGTGTCTGATGCGGCCACAGTTGGAAATGATGTCACTGCTGTACCATCCTCATCGAGGTACAGTATTTGTCCTGTAAAAGTGTTATTGGCGTCTGGCGCCTGTATTTTGTATGTGGTTGATCCTCCCATCGCAACACTTACTATAAAATGATATATGTTTCCTGATCCTGTCGCGTCAGGCATTGTTAAAACCACGTTTGCGTTTCCTCCGACTTCACCAAGTAAAAGTGTTCTACCTGCGTGTTCGGACTCTGTGACTGCATCAGTGCCTGTGAAAGTGTGTAACGCTTTTTTAAATGAACCGGTAAGTGTCAATGTACTCGATGTAGTCAATGCACCAGTTCCACTTGCAGTAATGCTTAAATCTGCGTTTGAACCATTTGAACTTATCACGTTGGTTGTTAGACTGTTTGCTGTTACATCTGTAGCCGTTACGTTGCCGCTGAATATTGCATTGCCGTTCTCACTCATGTCTAGTTGTAATGCGGTGACTGTTGAAGAACCATCCAGGCCTTTCAACAGAATATCATTGTTGGTGCCCATTGACTTGATTACCAAGTCAGAGGTAATTCTGCTGATTCTACCAAATTCTGTACCGCCGTCTTGTAACTTTAAGTCAGCACCGTCGGCATCTAATATAATATCGCCTGTAGCGTCAATTGTTAAGTTGTTAGATGTTCTAATAGTTTTTGACATTTGCAGTATTTATATAGAAAATGGGGGAGTGTAAAACTCCCCCCTCTTATAAGCGTGTCGTGTAAAGTACGTGTTCTCTGTACTGTGCGAATGCACTAATGACTTGCAAATATTTATAGGCACGTAGTTGTAGTAATATGGGTGTAAAATAAAAAGGGTGATGCAATAGAATCTATAAATTTATCACACCACCCTATGAGGTTTCGTATTCTTAGTTTTTTATATTATTTTCTGTTGTAGATATGATATAAAATCCAAACTGCTACCAATCCGATCAAGCCTTGATCAGAAAAGCCTTGCAGTACGCCCTGGACATTTCCTATTACAGAAACGTTTGGCCAGAACGGAATACCTTGACCATTAAAAAGAATCTCTAAAACGATTCCTAATGCGATGAATGATACACCTACATCAGCAATTGATTTTGCCCATCCTTTTATTTTGTTAAGATAATCCATGTTGGACCTCCCTTTTTTTGATTTAGATTCTTGCGAATCGTAAATTTATTTAGGTGGCTGTGGTGTTAGTAATCTTACCTTATTTGGTCTGTGACTGGTACGAAGGCGAAAAAAAATTCAAATCTATGCACAAAACTCTTCGTAGAGTAGATAATCGTAGTGGTTATAACTTTTATGCCATGTAATAAAATCATCGCTTAAATTTTTCTTATCAGCATATTTTTTATAATCTTTTGTACTCATGTTTGTGTTTAACCTCGGTGATACATCTATGTTCAAAAGGCCTGCAACGTATTCCCAGCTCTGTTCAAAATTTTCCATACAAAATACCCTACTAAAGTTTTTTTGTAATGCTTGTCTCACTGTGTTGTATTTGATTTCTATTTGCGTTGTGTGTTCATGCAACAAATAATTTTTGTATATCCACAGAGTTACAAAATTACCAGCTAATTGTTCACAGCTTTGTTCAAAAGTTGTAGCTTTTGCTTCGCCTTTTTCCATATCATAGTTGAAATGTGATATGTCTCTGTCAAGTGGATCACGTAGCCATATGAAATGTGTGCCGGGAGTTCTCATAGTGGTGTTATGCCCTATGGCATAATCCAATTTACTGATTTGTTTTTTGTCTGCACGGTCTTCAAGTCTCATCCTCAATGAGCTACCGCCTGTTTTTGGTATATGGTGGAAGCAGTAATGCATTGAAGTATTTAAATTTAGATACTACCGCCACAAAAAAAGGCGACATAAAGCCGCCTTTCTTTGAAAAATAAAATAAGCCTTGGCTTACTTGAATTTTAAGTTTCCTGATGTAATCGCTACTAATCCAACGTAGTCAGCCGCGTTACCAAGAGATGATGCAGTGTTTGTTAACTCTACATAACCGTATCTTGTTAAGAAGCCTACTACTGGTTCGAAAGTAGATGGATCTAATACAACACCTGAAGACATTAAAGGAATGTAAGGACAATAGAACGCTGGAGCGTCTGCCTCACTTGCACCTTTGTAACCTACAAGTACTGATGTACCGTCAGCCGCGTATGCGTCTACGTATACTCTCATAGCACCATTTAAAGTACCAACGAATTTAGTATTTGTTGGAGCTTCGAACGTACCTTCAGTTGATCTTGCGAACGCTGAAGTTGTAGCTGATTGAAGAACTGTTAAAGCTGTTGGAGATACTACTGCGTAGTTTCCAGCGCCTCTTCTTGTTCTTGTTGCGATTTGGTTAGCAACTCTGTTGATTAACACAGCCAATGCCGCGTGTTCATCACCAACGAATGTTGCAGTACCAGCAGTAATCTCTTGGGCTAATGCCGCCATGATTTCTGCTTCTACATCGATACCTTGTTGTGCCTGAGCATCTTGAGCCGCTTCAAAAGTCCATCTAGCTGATAGTTTTCTTGATTTAGCTTCAACCGGTTGTTTCAAGATCTGAATTGATAATCTCTTACCAGGTGTACCCTCTAAAGAAGCTGTTGATGCCGCTTTTGGAGTTGTATTGTTCTGGTTACCAGCGTATGCTTTCGCGATTTTGAATGGAGATAATGCTTCTTCACCTGCTGTCGTGTTTGACGCAACTGTGTCTGCATATCTTATTCTTAATGTGTGGATTTGTCCTACAGGACCAGTCATTGGTTGTACACCTACGATCTCGTTAGCGATCACAGTTGGCATAACCCTTCTGATTACTGGAAGAATAACCCTGTTTAACGTAGCAACGTTACCTGCAGATGTGGCACCAGCTGTTGATTGCTCTGCCAAGTATCTTTTCGTGTTTTCTAACACGACATCCATAGTTTTTTTCTTGTTGCCTGCTAAACCTTCGGTTAGAGCGGCTTTAGTTTCGCCCCATTTTGATTCAAATATATCTGACATTTGTATCGTTTCCCCTTAGTTTGTTGTTATATACCCGCTAATTTACGGATATTTGTTAAGTCAGCATCTTCTCTCGTCTCTCTGTCACCTTTTGATTCAGAAATAACTTGTTTTCCTGTTTCAATTGGTTTGTCAGCCATAACGTGAGGCAGATACTTGTCGAATGAAGATTGTAGTTTAGTTGTTTGAACTGATTCCAACAACTGCGCCATTACTTCACTCTTTTCTTTGCCCAATGGTTTGAGCATCTCGGCCATCTTTTCCTTACGTTCCATCAAGTCTGCTTGTCTTTTGGACTCAGCTTCTTTTGACTCAATCACCGCTTGTTTGTCTTCGATAGCCTTCTCAGCGTCTTTTAATTTAAGTGCAGTTTCATCCACAACTTTCATTAGCTTCGCAGTCTCAGACTTCTCATTTAAGTAAGATGCCTGGTACTCTGAAGCGAACGCTTCGAATATTTTCTTACCAAAGTTGATTTCTCTAGCAGATGTGATGTCTTCTTTCAAGCCTTTTAGCTCTTCAGCAAGTTTTTTATTCACCGCATCTTCAACAACTTTAGCAGATCTTGTTATGAAAGCCTCTTTCATCTTAGCCATTTGTTTTTTGGCTTCGGCTACTAGTTTGACTTTCGTTTCCACAACGCCTTTTTTGTCTTCATGGAACTCTTTAATTTCTTTTGCAAGAGCGTTTACAACAAACTCTTCCATTTTCTTAAAGTTTTCATGAACACCTTGTCGGTCAGTGTGTAGTTCTTTTAACTCTTCTGACAGTTTAGAAAGTATAAAATTTTCTAATTTAGCAGAATGTTTGCCTACGTTTTCTTTGTAAGCAATTTTTTCTTGTGCAAGTGCTTTTCTGTCCTCAACGAACTTTGTAATCTCTTCAGATAACTTTTCGTTCATCATAGTGTCGATAGCTTCGATCATGTTTGCCTTGTCGTGCTCGTATCTTTTAGCAAACTCTTCTCGTAACTCAGCACCTACTTGTTCTTTGTTCTCTTTAATTTTCGAATCCCAAGCTTCTTGGATGCTCTTTTGCACATCTTCAGATATTGCTCCAGATTCTACTAATTTTGATATTGCGTCTATCATTTTATTTCAGGTCCTTTATTATGTTTGTTAAAGCTTCTTTAAGAAACTTCTGTGCTTTTGGGTCATTTCTAACTTCAGCCGCCAAACCCTTTGCCATATTACCACCCTTGGTGTTCATTAGGTGTTCGTAAATTGGCGTAGGATATGCACCAGGTGCCGAAGGTTGGGCCACAACATCTACTGTGATGATCTCAAAGTCTGAAACTTCTCCGCTTCCGTACTCGGAAATGTTTCCACTTCCCCTACTTGAAACGCCTAGTTTCACACCTGATTCCAACATAGTCTTGACAAGTTGGCCCATTGGTGTTGGTAAAATTTTCATTTTACCGTATCCATTTGGTCCATCCATCCACATTTCAGTTATCATGTGAGACACACGGTCCAAATTAATTTTTAAATCATCTGGGTGATCTACTTCACCTAGCACAGAGTATCCAGAACCGATCTGATCGTTCAGTGTTTTGGTTGCTTTTGCAATCTCCTGCACTGGATAAACTCTCTGATTGGCATTTTTGATCCCACCTTGAATACAGATACCTTTCATGTACAAATCTTTGCCGTGTTCTCCCTCGTGCAGGATCTGTACTCTGGCCTGATCAAATGTTAGATTCTCTCTTAGGTATAGTGACATCCGATGATCTCCTTGTTAACCAACAATCTCTAGCAATTATTTGCCAGCGATTGGAGATTTTGCAGATTTCTCAGAACCGTCAGCCATAGCTGGTTTTACTTCTTTTTTCATTGAAGTTCCTTTTGCTTTGCCTGGAGAGTTTTCAAACTCACCCATTTTCTCTGCATTTGGTGCCGGTCTATCGCCGCTGTCTGCTTGTGACTGTGCGATGTTTGAACCACTAGCGCCGGTTTTAACTTTTGAACCGCCTACCATTGGTGTAGCGCCTTTTGCCGCTTTGTCTGATTGATCTGAATGGTCAGCTTTGACTGGGTTTGCGTACTCAGACATTTTTTTCTTATCTTTGTCCTTGTGCATAGCCTCTTTTTTCATGCCTTTGTCCTTGTGCATAGCCTCTTTTTTCATGCCTTTGTCCTTGTGCATTGCTTCAGTCTGCTTGCCTTCCATTTCAACTTCTGGAGTTAACTCTGGTGCAACTTCTAAAGACTCGTCTTCTTTATCGTCGTCGTCTTTTTTGTCGCCCATCATTGCTTCGAATTCTGCTTTTAATTCATCTAAAGCGTCTTCCAAGTCAACAACTCTGTCTTCCATATCTTCGTCGTCTTTGTCGCCGTCCATGTCTTTGTCCATGTCTTTGTCCATGTCTTTGTCCATGTCTTTTTCCATGTCCATGCCCATATTAGCCTCTTTAGCGCCTTCTTCGTCTGCTGATATGTCTTTAACCAATTCGTCAGTTGCGTCGCCGCCTACTTCTTCAATTGATTCTTCTTCTGATGTTTCAGATTCAGTTGCTTCGTCTTCGATGTCTACTACTTCGTCTACTTGTTCATCATTTGCTTCTGACTCAGACTCTTTTTTCATTTTGTCTTTTTTGTCATGCATTGCTTCAGTAGTCTCAGTTTCTGTAACTTCATCTTCTTTTTTCATTTTCTTGTCATGCATCGCTTCTGCAGTAACTTCTTCGTCTGCTAGATTTTCGTAGATATCTCTTGATTTTTCTACAACGATTTCATGGAATAAAGCTTCTGCTTTATCGTTTTCTTCGTTTATTAGTAATTCTAATAACGACTCAAATTTATTGTTTGACATTTTACACGTGCTCCTTGTTTTATAGTCGATTTGTACTTATAAGTGTTTGTATTTACAAATAAAGCGTAAAAACGGGGCTATAATTGGCGTGAAAAGGTGTATTTTTGGTTATTTGTTTAGCTTCAAGTTGAATTTTGTTAAAAATTCTTCTGTGGTAGGATGGGTGATGTTCCCTTTGGTGAATTTTCCTGCAAGATCCTTGGGTAAGAACCACCCCTTTGGTATCACTCTGTGAAAACGTACATCTGCAAAATCATTCACACAACGTTTTGTCTGGTTAAGCCAGTTGCCATGAAATGTGGCCTGTTCGTTGCTTTTTTTATAGTTCCTGGTGTCTTTGAAAATGTTGTTGAATCTATAGCCTTGATTTTTTCCATCTGCCTTGTGCCCTTGATAGTCAAAGCCCAGTATGTAGATCTCCTTAAATCCATGATCACATGCCATTCTCAGTGCCGTTGGACCGCTTGACCATCCTAGGCTGGGCTTGAACCAATTGACATGGTCTAATATCTTTTGGTGCTTGGCGTACTGGGCATTGTAGTTCGAGTAAACTTTATTATGGATTACATAGTCTGTTTCAGCAATCTCCAAGATCATTTTTGGATCTACAGCTATCAGGAAGTTTGGCCTATGTGTTCTGTAAACGCCGTTACAGGCAAACACAGTCCCTTTGTTCATAAGTTCGTTGATTTCGATGCCCCTACGTGATTCACCGTTGCCGAGTACAAATGCTATTGATGACATTACAACTGTAAGTTATCGTCTGGTGCAGGTTGTCCGTACATCTTTTGAACGAACACCGCTTCTTCCTTCTGCTGTGCATCATGTTCCTCAGATGCAAGTCTCATAGAGTTGATTTGTTTGAGAGTCAAACGTGTTTTTCTTGTGTCTTCTGAATCTAAAATTGATATATCGTGTTCTGGCTCATAGGTTTTGTCCTGCTGGAAGCCGTCTGTACCGTATGTAAAAAATTCATTCAGTTTCATATCCGTATTTAACCTTATGTTGCGGCTCCTCCGCCTGTGCCACCTGGCGTTTGCCCACCCGGAGTCTGGCCCGGTTGTCCTGGTTGTGGTGCTCCTGGCTCTGGTGCATCCGGACTTGCTGTAGGTTCTTCGAATTGATCGAGATCTCCGGCTATTCCTGATTGCGTTACTCCACCCGAACGTAGTTGTGCATTTTTAGTTTGTTTATTCTGTGGAATGTTGTTCTCCTCAGCCCAAAGATCAGCATTTCTTGCCATCTCCTCCTCAGTTAAGCCGAGATACCTTTTCAAGGCAAATCTTTTCGACATGTATGGAAGTTCTGCCACCGCTGTGAATGTGTTTACCCTTGCTTGGTCCATCTCTGTCTGTCTGTATTGTGCAAAGTTTTGCGGTGGATTTAATTTAATCTCAAACATACTGTTGTCTATGTTGTAACCTTTCTGTTTAATCCACAATTTAAATTCTTCGTCGAATGTTCCAGCCAACATGCTTTGTAGTCTTGCACAGTATTTGTTGAATCTAAGTTCCTGTATGTAAGCAGTCCCAACCCTGCCATCATTGTACTGCTGTTGTCCATCTTCGGCACCTGTTGGCAGATAAGAGCTTGGTATTCTAAGACCCCTGAACAGTTTGTTCGTGAAGAATCTCAAGTCATCTATCTCTCCAAGGTTGGTACCACCTGGCAGTGTGTCAACTTTTGATCCTCTACCTTCAGCTGTCTGTGGAAAGAAGTAGTCTTCGTTGATACTCATTGGGTTATAAGTTGCATCAATAAAGTTTGCACCACCTGAAGCACTTGGTATCCTTCTTTGATTTATTTCATTCTTGACCCTCTCAACAAATTGCATTGCCAAGTGTGTGGGCATGTTACCCACGTCAATGTAGAACACTCTTCTATCAGGAGCTCTT